AAGATAGACGAGGAAGAGCCTAAGGATGGTCGCTACTTTGTTGCAGTTGACCTAGCTGGCTTTGAGAACGTAGCTGCTGCCACCACAGCAAAGAAGAAAAGGCTCGATCAATCAGCGATAGCGATAGTCAAGGTTACTGCTGATGGTTGGTGGGTTGCAGATGTAGAGTATGGACGGTGGGACATTAAGCAGACTGCACAGAAGATATTTGATGTGGTCAGGGATTATGAGCCTGTCTGTGTAGGCATCGAAAGAGGCGCACTAAAGAATGCCGTTCTACCTTATCTGTCTGATCTTATGCGTAAGTATAACAGTTACTTCCGCATTGAAGACCTCACACACGGAAACAAGAAAAAGACAGACAGAATCACTTGGTCTTTACAGGGCAGATTAGAGCACGGAAAGATTACCTTCAATGAAGGCCCTTGGAATAGCGAGATCATCGATGAACTGATGAACTTCCCTAATGCCCAGGTGCATGATGACTTGATTGATGCCTTGAGTTATATCGACCAGATAGCGATTGCAGAGTACACCTCAGACTATGAGGAAGACGATTACACACCAATGGATGCCGTTTCAGGCTACTAGGAGAGAGCATGGAAGAGCAAGAAAACGAATACAACGGTAAAGACGCTAAGATCACTGAGTGGGTCTTATCTCGTTGCCTTATGTGGCGCAACCACCGAGATGAGAACTATCTAGACTCTTGGAAAGAGTATGAGCGTCTATGGCGTGGTATCTGGTCTGGTGAAGACAAGACAAGAGACTCTGAGCGTTCACAGCTTGTAACCCCTGCCCTCCAGCAGGCAATCGAGTCCCACACCGCTGAGATCGAAGAGGCTATCTTTGGTCGTGGTGAGAAGTTCTTTGACATCGTTGATGACCAGAAAGATCCGCAGAAGTTAGATGTAGAGCAGATCAAGAACCAGATGTATGAGGACTTTAAGAACCAGAAGGTCCGTAAGTCAGTCTCAGACATTGTCCTATTAGGCGCTGTCTATGGCACCGGCATCGGTGAGATTACCATTGCAGAGAAGACTGTGCTAAGGCCAGCGATGCGCCCAATCGTAGAGATGGGTGTCTCTGCCATCGGTGTTGAGGAAGTGCCTAAGTTCGTTGTTGGTCTCAAAGCCATCAACCCCAAGAACTTCTTGATTGACCCAACTGCCACCAGCATTGAAGAGGCGATGGGCTGTGCGGTAGAAGAGTATGTGTCACTACACTCTGTCGTTGCTGGTATGGAGTCTGGTGTTTATAAGAAGGTTGAGAACCTTGGTCAGGCCGCAGTAGATAGCGACATCGAGCCGGTACAGGAAGACGTTGAGTACCAGCAAGACAAGGTACTGTTGCTACGCTACTATGGCTTGGTGCCAAAGTATCTGATCGAGTCTGGCTCAGACGAAGAGATTGTAGAACTGTTTGCCAAGAAGCAAGAAGAGTTTGGCAACGAAGCAGCAGACTACACAGAGTTGGTTGAAGGCATCGTAGTTATCGCCAATGACCAGCACCTGCTCAAGGCTGAGTTGTCGCCCTACATGATGGAAGACCGTCCCATCGTTGCCTTCCAGAATGACTCTATGCCTAACCGCTTCTGGGGTCGTGGCATCGCTGAGAAGGGCTACAATATGCAAAAGGCTATTGATGCTCAGATCCGTGCCCACTTAGACAGCCTAGCACTGACCACAGTGCCAATGATGGGCATCGATGCTACAAGACTACCTCGTGGTGCCAAGTTTGAAGTAAGGCCAGGAAAGACCATCCTGACCAACGGCAACCCTGCTGAGATCCTCCAGCCATTTAAGTTCGGCAATACCGATCCTGGCAACCTGCAAATTGCTGGTGAGTTCATGCGGATGATGTTAATGGCTACTGGCACGGTAGATAGTTCGACTATGCCTGCTCCCACCACAGCAGACGGTGCTGGCATGAGTGCTGGCCTCTCAGCCATCATCAAAAAGAATAAGCGTACCTTGGTTAACTTCCAAGAACAGTTCCTTATTCCATTTGTGAAGAAGTCTGCCTATCGGTTTATGCAGTTTGACCCTGAGAACTACCCTGCACAGGACTTCAACTTCATCGCTTCTAGCAATCTAGGCATCATTGCCCGTGAGTATGAGCAGATGCAGTTTATGAATCTACTCAAAACCTTGGGTCCAGATAGCCCTGTAGTGCCAATTGTGCTCAAAGCCATCATCGAAAACAGCGGTTTGAACAACCGTGAGCAGATTATTGCTCAGATGGACCAGATGATGCAGCCCAATCCAGAGGCACAGCAGGCCCAACAGATGGTTCAGCAGCTACAAATGCAGAATGCTCAGTTGCAAAACGCCAAACTTGAGTCTGAAGTGCTCCTAAATCAGACAAAAGCACAGGCAGAGGCCGTAGATACCCAGTTAAAACCAGTCGAATTGCAGGCTTCGGTGGCTGCAAGCGCCTCTAAGTACCTTTCAGACGCTAATGACCCCACTGCTGAGTTTGAAAGACGCATCAAGGTCGCTAATCTAGCCCTAAAAGAGAAAGACATCGACACTAAGAAGGAAATTGCTAACCTTCAGGTCGTTGCCGCCCGTCAAAAATAAAAAACTTGACAAAAGCGGTAAAAAGTGCTTGACAAATTTATAAAAGTGTGGTAGAATTACAACAATGTTACCAGAATTACAGCAGTATTACGAAGACAGGCTTTCTATGATGACCACCACAGCGTGGTCGCAACTCCTAGAAGACCTATTAGAGATGCGTACCCAGTACGAGAACATCCGCAACTGCGATGCAGTGACCCTAGAGTTTAGAAAAGGACAGGTAGACATTTTAGACTACATCATTGGTCTAAAAGACTTGTCACAGCAAACCTACGAGGAACTGCAAAATGGCGAAAAGAATATTTGAATTCCGCTGTGCCAAAGCGCACATAAGCGAAAAGTATGTAGATGAGTCAGTAACAGTCATACAGTGCCCACACTGTACAAATGACGCTACAAGGCTGATCTCTGCTCCTAGAATCTCTTTAGAAGGAATCACAGGAGACTTTCCTTCTGCAAGCAGAGCCTGGGAGAAGCGGCGAGAGTCGCACATGAAGTACGAACGTAAAGTTGGTATTTCCGAGGGATAAGAGAACCCCCTCAAACGTAATAAGTGTTCTTTCTTAATGCTGTTGAGGCACGGGAGACAATAGATGGCTAGTTTTATTGAAGAAGGCGTTGAAGAAGTAGATCCTAACGAAGTATTAACCGACATTAGCACATCCGAACCAGAAGCGAAAGCAGAAGAGCCGGTTGTTCAAGAGCAAGTTGAAGAGGACGTTCCCGAAAAGTATCGGGGCAAAAGCGCCAAAGAGATTGCTCAGATGCATATGGAAGCCGAGAAGTTAATTGGCAGACAAGGCAGTGAAGTTGGTGAGTTACGGCGTGTTGTGGATGACTTCATCAAGACCCAAACTACAGCAAAACAGCAACTGCAAGCGGAACCTGACGAAGAAGTTGATTTCTTCGCTGATCCTAAACGTGCGGTAGAGAAGGCGATTGAAAACCATCCAAAGATTCGAGAGGCTGAAAAACTCTCCTCTGAGATGGCAGCGGCAAAGGCGTTTAACGAACTAAAAGCACGGCATCCTGACTTTCAAGAAGTTGTTGCCGATCCTGCATTCCAGAATTGGGTTGCAGCCTCCAAAGTAAGGGCAGAGTTGTTTGTTCGTGCAGACCGTTCTTTTGATTATGATGCTGGTGATGAGTTGTTGTCTATCTGGAAAGAGCGTAAACAGGCAGCTCAGCAGACAGTATCAGCAGAGAAAGAGGTCCGTAGCCAAGCCGTAAAAGCAGCCACTACCACAGTGTCTTCGGGCAGTGATGAAGCACCTTCTAAGAAGATTTACCGTCGTGCAGACATTATTAAACTCATGCAAACGGACCCTGACAAGTATGACATGATGCAAAATGAAATCATGGCTGCTTACCGAGAGGGCAGAGTCCGATAACTTAACAACTTTAACAAAGGAAATTTATCATGCCTTTAGGTACCAATAACGTAGTACAATCGACAGTCAACACCGCAGGTTTTATTCCTGAGGTATGGTCTGATGAAATCATTGCTGCTTACAAGAAGAACCTTGTAGCTGCAAACCTGTTCAAGAAGATGTCCATGAAGGGTAAGAAGGGCGATGTTATGCACTTCCCGTCACCTGCTCGTGGCTCTGCTGCTGCTAAGACTGCTTCTTCGCAGGTTACTCTGATTGCTGAGAGTGGCACTGAGAAGACTGTCACGATTAACCAGCACTATGAGTACAGCCGTTTGATCGAAGACTTTGCTGAAGTTCAGGCTCTGTCCTCGCTTCGCCGTTTCTACACGGATGACGCTGGTTACGCTCTTGCTACCCGTATCGACACATCGCTGATCCAGCTGGGTCGTGGTGCTCAGTCGGGTACAGCAGGTTCGGCTAACTACGACAAAGCATATCTTGCTGGTGATGGCTCAACGCTGTATGTTGACGGCACCAACGTAGGTACGGCTTTGACGGATGCTGGCCTTCGCCGTGCAATCCAGCGTTTGGATGACCAGGACGTTCCGATGGACGGACGTTTCTTGATCGTTCCTCCTGCAACCCGTAACACCATGATGGGTCTTGCTCGTTTCACTGAGCAGGCTTTCGTTGGTGATGGCGCTACCATTCGTAACGGTCAGATTGGTGACGTATATGGCGTTAAGGTCTTTGTAACGACCAACGCTGATACGGCAACGACAACGACCACCCGTATCGCTCTGTTGGCACACCCAGAGGCATTTGTTCTGGTTGACCAGCTTGGGGTTCGTGTTCAGACCCAGTACAAACAAGAGTACCTCGGTACCCTGTTGACTGCTGACACGCTCTACGGTGTTGGCGAGTTGCGTGATACTTCCGCTGTGGCTCTTGCTGTTCCTGCCTAATCAGGAATAACAATCGGGGGTTGGCTCACAAGGCTGACCCCCTTCTAACCACTTAAGGAGATTATTATGGCTGTTTATCAAGGTCGTTCCCAGTTTCAGGGCTTGTTCTCTGAGATGTGGGCAGTTTCTGAGACTGTCGATTTCGCCAACGCTGCTACCGGCTCTGGTACATTTGCATCTGCTGATGTGACAGTTCCTGGTGTTGCTCTTGGTGACATCGTTATGGGCATCTCTGCTGGCGTAGACACTGTAGACACCGTTATCGGTGGCGCAGTAACTGCTGCTAACACAGTAACCCTGACTGTTCTAAATAACACTGCTGGCGCAGTAAATCTGGCTTCTACTACTCTAAAGTTTGTTGTAGGCCGTCCAGCATTCTAAACCGTAAGGTTTCGCCTCTTAGGAGGCTTTTCTATAGCATCTTCGCTGAGGTTGCTATAGAAAACAAAATAGAGGAATAATATGATACCTCGTTGCTACCCTACTACCTATGCAACTGCCAATGGAACCACTAAAGTTGTGGTTAACAAACTTGGCAGTATTTCTGGACTCACTGCATGGGTTGATTACATCCCCACAAAGAAACTAGGCTCTGCCCCTGCACAGTACAACACTTATGATAACAGTGGTGCTATGTTTTTAGATGTTCTTTCTAGTTTGACAGGTAAAGTAGCAGGCATTGACTATATCAATGTCTATGAAGATGCATCGTTGACCAAAGCATGGTCTACTGATGCTGGTGGTTACATCCCTACTTGGTACTAACATGGCGATATATCGTGGTCCCGGTGGTCCCGGTGATGCAACAGCCGATCAAGCAAACACAGCACAGTTAGCACTTACTTATGCTAATCAAGCCGCCTCTAGTGCTGCTGCTGCGGCAGTATCGGCTCAGAGCACTATTGACTTTACTAGCGACTTAGATGTAACATCGTCTTCATTGCCTGCTGGCTCTACACCGACTGTATCGTATAATTCTTCAACAGTATCGATAGCCTTTGGTATTCCCGATGGTGCTACTGGCCCGACAGGCCCTTCTGGCCCACAAGGCCCCACTGGGTTAACTGGTCCTACAGGCCCGACAGGGTCTACTGGCCCATCAGGACCGCCAGGACCCACTGGACCAACAGGCTCTCCCGGCCCGACCGGCCCAACTGGAGCGACTGGCCCGACAGGTCCTACAGGGCCGACTGGCACCGCAGCTACGATTGCTGTAGGAACCACAACTACTGGTCCTGCTGGTAGTCCAGCCTCTGTAACTAACAGTGGCTCGTCTTCTGCGGCAGTCTTTGACTTTACCATACCTGATGGTCCTACCGGCCCAACGGGCGCTACGGGGCCAACTGGACCGACTGGTACGACTGGACCGACAGGATCTCCAGGACCGACAGGGCCAACAGGTGCAACTGGTCCTACAGGGCCTACAGGCTCCCCTGGCCCGACAGGTTCACCCGGACCTACCGGCCCTACTGGTCCAACAGGGCCTACTGGACCGACTGGGGCTACTGGTCCGACTGGCCCCGGTGTGCCTATTGGCGGTACTCAGTATCAGGTATTGCAAAAGAATAGCGCAACAGATTATGATACGTCTTGGGTTACGCCTTCTGCTGGTGGTCAGATGGAAGGCAGTGCAACAGACAAGGCAATCTTCTGGAATGCTCAGACTATTAGTGAAAACATAACTATTGCTGGTACTCACAATGGCTGGACAGTAGGTCCTATAACTGTAAGCAACGGTTATGCAGTCACTGTAAGCAACGGCGCAAGATGGGTGGTGTTCTAAATGGCTATTACATTAGACGGTACTAACGGAACTACAACTCCAGATTTAGAGTTAGCATCTGGCGGTTCTGCTTCAACCCCAGCAATAACTGTTACTGGCGATACCAACACAGGTATCTTCTTCCCTGCGGCAGACACCATAGCCTTTGGTGAGGGCGGTGCAGAGGCAATGCGTATTGACTCCAGCGGTAGGGTATTGATTGGGCTAACCTCAAGTGCTGGTGGAACTAATGGTGCTGCATTACAGGTAAAAGGATTAACAGGCAGTTCCGACTTTAGTATTGCGCTAATGGACAACGACACTACTGTTGCGGGTAGGTTGCATTTAGAGTCAACAGGTTCAAATTCAATTGCATTACAGGCTGACCCAGATAATCTAGGAGCAAGTACTTATCTTGGATTTGGTGTGGACGGAACAGAGCGTGCCCGTATCACTAGCGATGGTAACTTGCTGGTGGGAAAGACTACGACAGCCACTGCCGATGTTGGTATTGTTTTTGGCGCTGCTGGATTTGGAACTTTCACTAGGGATGGGTTTGAGCCATTAACAGTTAATAGAAAAACAAGTGATGGAGTTTTAGTTTCTTTACGCCAAGATAGTACAGAAGAAGGAACCATATCCGTATCAGGCACAACCGTTTCTTACAACGGTGGTCACTTATCTCGTTGGGCGCAGATGCCCGGAACCAAGGACGATACCTTAGTCAAGGGTACGGTCATGTCTAACCTTGATGAGATGAATGTCTACACAGACGCAGAAGGTAACCCAGTAGATAACGAGCAGTTAAACAAGGTCAAGGTCTCTGATGTCGAGGGCGATGTCAATGTGGCTGGCGTGTTTGTCAACTGGACTTATGACGATGCTCATCAGGTAGACGAAATCAATATGGCGATGACGGGTGACATGATTATCCGTATCGCTCAAGGCGTGGTTGTCCAGAAGGGTGACTTACTCATGTCTGCTGGTGACGGTACTGCTAAGCCACAGGGTGATGATATTGTGCGCTCTAAGACTGTTGCCAAGGTCACATCCAATCATGTTACTTGCACCTACGCAGACGGCTCTTACTGTGTCCCTTGTGTTTTAATGGCTTGTTAAAGGAATAAACTATGGCTATTGCAATTAGTGGTGGATCAACTAGCTTTACATCCACAATATCGGCTTCACCATCGGCTAACCGTACTGTTACAGTGCCTGATGCTACCTTTACAGTAGCTGGGTCAGACGCTGCACAGACCTTCACAGCCTCACAGCGTGGTACTGTCACTACTGACAACGATGGTTCGTTTGACATGAACGTAACTAACAACTTCAAGTGTACTCCCACAGGCTCTATAACCCTGACCTTTACTAACATTACTGCTGGTCAGTCTGGGTTTATCCTGTTAGTCAACGGATCTAACTACACAGTATCTGCTCATGCTAATACCAAGGTAGCCACTGGTGCTTTGACAGCCTTGTCAGCCACTGGTACATATCTTATCAGCTACTTCTCTGACGGTACTAACGTCTATGTAGTCAACTCAGGAGCACTAGCTTAATGGCTGTTCTACCTACGGGCATTGGCCCAGTCACTGGCGGCTATCAGATTGAACGCAGTCTCAGGTTTAATAGCGCAGATTCGGCGTATCTGAACAGGACTCCCGGCTCTGCTGGTAACCGCAAGACTTGGACTTGGAGTGCGTGGTTTAAAAAAACTCGCATAGGTTCGACTGAATATATTTTTACTTCTGGTGATAGTGGTGTCAGCCTGTTAAGAAGTTTTATATATTTTGGTAGTGGCAATGAAATTTTATTTATTGATGTTGACGCATCAAATACAGTTCTTGCAAATGTTAGTTCACCAGCGGTTTTTAGAGACCCATCTGCGTGGTATCACATTGTATTAGCATTAGATACTACCCAAGCAACTGGTTCAAACAGAATTAAACTGTATATAAACGGAGTTCAACAAACTCTTACGTTTTCAACAACGCCATCTCAAAACGCTGATCTTGCGATGAATGCTGCTTCTCGCATGGCAATTGGTACGGATTATTCTAATTCAGCATATATGTCAGGTTACATGACCGAGATTAACTTTATTAACGGTCAAGCCCTAACCCCATCCTCATTTGGTAGAACTAACACGGCAACAGGTGTATGGGAGCCTATTGCGTACACAGGCACATATGGGACTAACGGCTTTTACCTCAACTTCTCAGACAACTCCAATACCACCGCTGCAACGCTAGGCAAGGACAGTTCAGGCAACGGCAACAACTGGACACCTAACAACTTCTCGGTGACTGCTGGTGCTGGTAATGACTCGCTGGTGGATTCACCTACGGCATACGGTACAGACACAGGTGTTGGTGGTGAGGTGCGTGGGAATTACGCTACTTGGAATCCTCTTGCTAGTAACGGCACTCTGTCAAACGGCAACCTTGATTATTCAATGGGGAATACAAAAGCCGTTGCAACAATGGCTATGACATCTGGCAAGTGGTACACAGAAGTTACAGTAAACACTACTTCAAACGGGCTCTTTGTTATCGGGGTTGGAAAAGTAAACACTGCTCTAAACATATTTTCCTTAGGTGTTGGATACTATGCTGACAATGGAAACAAGTATGTTGATGGAACAAGCACCTCTTATGGAGCAACTTACACGGCTGGTGATGTTATTGGTGTAGCAGTTAACTTTGACTCAAACGAGGTTACGTTTTATAAAAACAATACCAGTCAGGGTGCAATTAGCCTACCTTCTTCAACAGATGGCTATGTGCTAGTTCTTCAAGCAAAGAGCCTTTGCCTACACCGCCCCCTCTGGCTTCAAAGCACTCTGCACACAGAATCTGCCTACGCCGACTATTGGTGCAACTAGCACGACACAGGCAAATGATTACTTTGATACAACGCTTTACACCGGAACTGGTAGCGACCTAGCAATTGTTAATTCTGGAGGAATGGCTCCTGATTTTGTTTGGGTTAAAGTTAGAAATCAAGCGTTCTCACATAACTTAAATGACATTATTAGAGGCACAAACAATAGGCTTCAATCTGACACAACTGCCGCAGCGGGAACCACCGGTATTGTGTCGTTTAATTCTAATGGCTTTACGACCAGAGGCGCTTCCGGAGAACTAGGCGCAAACGGCAATACTTATGTTGCATGGCAATGGAAGGGTGGCGGCACAGGAGTATCTAACACGGCTGGCACTATTACCAGCACAGTCAGCGCAAACACTACTAGCGGGTTCTCGATTGTTACTTATACGGGTAACGGAACAAATAGTTCTACTGTCGGACACGGACTAGGAGTTGTGCCCGGGTTTATTGTCGTGAAAGAGCGTAGTGGTGGCACTTATGCATGGAACGCATACCACTCTGCTTTGGGCGCAGGGAAATATCTATCTCTTAACACGTCAAATGCATCAGCAACAGATGCTAATGTGTATCCAACGGTTTCTTCAACGACATTCGGCTTAACTACCGGTGCAAACTTGGTTGTGCAAAACGCAACCGGAGTGACTTATGTAGCCTACTGCTTCGCACCCGTGGCTGGCTATTCTGCCTTTGGTAGTTACACGGGCAATGGTTCCTCGGACGGGCCGTTTGTGTACCTTGGGTTTAGGCCACGATGGGTCATGGTAAAAGAGTCTGATACTTCCGCAAGAGATTGGATTATTTTGGATACTGCTCGCAATACATACAATGTGGCAGACCTACAACTTATGCCAAATAAATCAGACGCAGAGGCAACTACTGTTCTAAGTTCTACGGCTTACTTGGACATTTTATCCAATGGATTCAAGGTTAGAAATACTTCGGTTCGCAACAACGAAAGCACGGCAACTTACATTTACGCCGCATTTGCCGAGTCACCATTTAAGTACAGTTTAGCCCGATAGGATCGACATGGACTACCCCGGTAAAGTCATAACCAAAACTCAGGTAACTCCTACCCAGACCAGCGCATCGGGTAACTGGACGCTGGACGATCAAGCCGCAGCCATCAAGAACAACAACTGGCCCGTGGCCCTTGTTCCAAACCCCATCTCTAAAAGCCTGAGATTCAATAGCGCCGATAGTGCTTACTTGAACCGTACTTTTGGTACGCCAACAAATAATTTAAAGTGGACTTGGAGTGGGTGGATAAAAAGAAGTGCTGCCGTAGACGCAACAATCTTCTCGCAAGGTATTGGCGCAACAAATACTTATGCTCACCTTTATTATTCATCTACTGGAGAATTAAATTTTAGGCAAGTCAATGGCTCGGGAACTATTGTAGCAGCCAAAACAACCACCGCCTTGTATCGGGATTATTCGGCTTGGTATCACGTTATATTGGTTTATGATTCTGCAAATGCAACATCAACAAACCGTTTATTGCTGTATGTAAATGGTGTGCAGATTACAGCATTTTCTACTTCTACCGACCCATCCCTTAATCTTGCAAGTTATATCAATTCTGCTGCGGCGCATAGGATTAGTTCGGTTCAATATAGCCCTGTTTTATATTACTTCGACGGCTACCTAACCGAGATCAACTTCATCGATGGGCAAGCCTTAACCCCATCATCATTCGGCATGACTAACCCACAGACGGGTCAATGGATTCCGCTTAAGTATTCAGGAACCTACGGGACTAACGGGTTCTACTTGAACTTCAAGGATGCGACCTCGACCACCACGCTGGGCTACGATTACTCTGGCAACGCTAATAACTGGACTGCTAACAACTTTAGCGTGACTGCTGGTGCTGGCAACGACAGTCTGACGGATGTTCCTACCCCGTGGTTTGCGTATAACACCACAGGCGATGTAGGCGGGGTGATACGGGGGAATTACTGTACTTGGAGTCCTTTAGCAAAAC